GTCATGGGTGTTTGGGCTCTTGATAAGACCGAGCCAATTCAATCACAAGACGCTTGGCGGCAAACTCCAGCCAATAGAGAGATTGGTTCCGGGGCAACCTCCGCCATGGCAGCGTAAAGGGGAAAAATATGGCAAAAGTAAACACGAAAGAAGCTCCGGCTCCGGTGCGAGACGCGATCGGTCAAGAGGACGACTTGCGCAAGGAGATCGAGAAGCTGTTTAAGAAATGCGAAGAGCATTATGGCGATTGGAACAAGATCGCGAAAGAGGATTACAGTTTCGCGCTTGGGGACCAATGGACGCAGGAAGACCGGACAAAGTTGGCCGAGGCCGGCCGTCCGTGTTTGACATTCAACCGGATCCGGCCGATCGTTAATATCGTATCGGGGTATCAGCGCGAGAATAGCGCGCGGATCAAGGTCAATCCGGAAGGCGGTGAGGACCGGATCTTCTCCGAGGTCATGGACCGCGGGATCCGGCATATTGACAAACAATCTCATTTTAATCACAAGTCTGGGTATTGGTTCGATGACGGACTTTATTGCGGCAAGGGTTTCTTGGAAGGCATTATCTCTTATGAAAAGGACCCGGTCCGCGGTGAGCTGCAATTCAAGCAGCGATCACCGTATCAGATTTTGGTCGATCCCGAATGTCTGGAATATGACATCAACGAAGGCGCCAAGTATGTCTTCAAGGTCGTCCGGTTATCCAAAGCCGACTTAAAAGAGCTGTATCCGAATAAAGCAAAGTTGATCTCCGGATTTGTCAAGGACCTTGGCGGCGATGAAGGCCGGGAAGATAACGGAGCCGGCGCGGAAGGCGGGCCTTCGGATGACAATTACGGCAACGATGAAAAGAAACGCAATTACACCAAGGCGGTTCAGACTCCGGACAGCGAAGCCGATGACGGCAAGTTCACGGTCAAGGAGTATTGGCGGACCAAGTTGGTCGAGCGTTTCTTTGTTGTGGACAAGGAAGATGGAGAGCCGGAATCATTCGAGACAAAAGAAGAGGCCGAAGCGTTCATTAAAAAGCAGGAGTTTGGGAAAGTCATTCCCCGCAAGGTTAAGCAGATGAAGGTCGCGGCTTATGCTTGCGGATACGTTTTGGAAGATGACCTCTCTCCAATGGAGCCATTTTATCATGGGTTTCCGTTCTTTCGGTTTTTGGCTGATTGGGCTCCTAATGCGGAGAATGAAGAGCTGCGCGTCCAAGGCATGACCCGGCCGCTCAAGGATCCGCAGCGCGAGAAGAACAAGGCAAAAAGCCAATATCTTCACATCGTCAATACGCAGGCCAATTCGGGATGGATCGGTGACGAAGACGCGTTGACTCCGACCGGATGGCAAGAGCTGGAGAAGATGGGCTCAAAGCCGGGTATCACGATCAAGAAAAAGGCCGGGAAAGAGTTGCGAGAGATCCAGCCCAAAGGACCTAATCAATCTCATCTTATCCGGGAAGAGAAAGCGGACGAAGAGTTTAAGCAGATTTCCAATATCAATCCGGATTTGCTCGGGCTGCAAGACAATTCGGCCACAAGCGGCCGCGCGATGTCGATTCGCATTAAGCAGGCCGTCCTTGCGTTGACGCGTTTGTTTGCGAATTATCGATACTCGAAAGAGATCGTCGGAAAGTTCATCCTTGAAATGACGCCGCTTCTGTTCAATGCCAAGAAGCTGATCAAGGTCCTTGGGCCCGAATACATGGCCAAAGCGGTCGATAAAGAAAAGTATCCGCAGGGATTGAAGGAAGGCAATATCGAAGGATTCTTGCAGATGGTCAAGGATAATAAATACGATGTCTTTGTCGCGGAGGCGGACCAAAACGCAACGATCCGTTTCGAGATATTCCAAGAATTGACGGAGCTCTTGAAGGCCGGAGCGCCGATACCTATGGATCTTGTCATCGACTATATGGACTTGCCCAATTCGCAAGAGGTGAAGGATAAAGTCAAACAAGCCCAAGAACAAGCGCTCGCGGCAGCAGCCGCCGGCGGAGGCAAACCGGGAGCCAAATAGTCCCGGAACGAAAAGGAGAATGATTATGCCCGGAGCAACCGAAGAAAAGAAAGAAACGACAGCCGCAGCGCCGGCCGTGGATGAAAAGGTTTTGCAGGATAAACTTGATAAAGGCGAAACGCTGACCGAAGCCGAAGAGAAATATCTTTTAAGCGAAGAGCCGGCGGCCGAAGGTTATAAGCCCGGGTTGACCGATGAGAAGGAAGAGCCGGCCGCTCCGGAAGAGAAGAAGCCGGGAGAAGCTGCGAAGCCGGCGGAGAAGAAGGAGGAGACCAAGCCGGCCGAAGGCGCCAAGCCCACGCCGGAGGATGACGCCAAGGATCCTTTTATTAAGATCGAGCGCGAGCTATCGAAGCCCGAAGGCCAAGAAGATTTGAAAGATTTTACCGGTCGGGAGAAGGCCTATTATTATCAAATGCGCCGGGACCGCAAGGCCCGACAAAAAGCGGAAGAGGATCGTGACGCGGCTTTGTTCCGGGAGAATCAGCTTAAATCCAAGGTCCCGGAAGAGAAGAAGCCCGAGCCGGTCGATCCTTTGGCAGAGCTCAAGAAGAAAGACCCAACGGATTTTGTGGCGGTTGCGGATGTCTTGAAAATCGTTGAATCGATCGTCAATAAGCAGCCGGAGCCCAAGAAGGAAGACGCGCCGGCCGCCAAATCGGATCCGGTTCGCATGGGATATTTGAAAATGTGTGAGGAGAAGGCGCGAGTCGCTCATCCCGAAGATTACGACGCGGTCATGGAGTTGACCGAAGATATTATGATGACCAATGAGAAATATCTCATTGAAGTCGCCACGGCTATGAACGCCGGCGAGAATCCAGCCATAAAATCTTATGAGCTGATCAAGGCAGACCCGGAATTTGCCAAGTTGTTCCCGGCAGCGGAGGCCCGCGTTAAGGGTCGAGCTGCGGCAGGCAAAAAGCCCGAAGAGAAGAAGGAAGATCCCAAACCGGCAGGGAAAACTCAAGCCGAGATCGACAAGGAAAAGAAGGCCTTGGCTGCACAAGAGGCCTTTGAGAAAAATCAAAACAAAACTAAAACGACCGGGAATCTCTCGAGCGGTACGGAAGCGGAAGATGGGGAGCCGTCAATGGAGGAGATCGCCAAGATGTCCGACAAAGAGTTTCGCAAGCTTCCCAAAAAGACGCGGCAAAAGTATCTCGAGCGGATGAAGGACGTTTAATATTGGGAGGTCTTAAATGACTTTATCAGCGTCTATCGCAGGATTGCGGCCCGAATTGTGGCGCAAGCAGGTGTTCGCCGACGCGCGTGACAATCTTTACATGACACGCTTTATCGGTGACTCCGAACAAAGTATGATCCAAGAGCTCGAAGATTTGAGAAAAGAAGCCGGCAGCAATATCTCTTTCGGGCTCGGTATGAAGTTATCCGGCGCCGGTATCACCGGGGATTCCACTCTGGAAGGTTTTGAAGAGCAGATGACCGATTACGATGAAGACGTCGCTATCGATCAGTTGCGTCACGCTGTTCGCTTGACCGGCCGGATGGATGAGAAGAAAAACGCGTACAACATGCGCGTGTCGGCTAAAAATCGTTTGGCTGATTGGTGGGCCGAGCGGTTGGATAAAGAAATTCTGGACAAGTTGTGCGGGAAAGCTTCGTCCACGTTTGCCAACACTCCCACGGCTGCGGCTGCAACTCGCTCGGTTTTTGCGGGTGGGCAGACTTCGGTCGGTGCGGTGACGGCCGCGATGAAAATGGATACCAAGGTTTTGGACGCTGCGAAGCAGATGGCCAAACTTGCGTCTCCGATGATTCGGCCGGTCCGTGTTGGTGGGAAAGAGTATTATGTGGTTATCCTCCATCCGTACAGCGCGACCGATCTGCGCCAAGATCCGGTTTGGAATCAAGCGCAGCGCGACGCGAATGTCCGCGGTGAAGATAATCCGATCTTTTCCGGTGCTTTGGGTATCTACAATGGCATGGTGATCCATGAACATGAATATATCTATGCCACGACCGACGGAAGCGGTGGGGCCAATGTCGCTCGCAACATCCTTTGCGGGCAGCAAGCGGGTGTCATCGCTTGGGGCGCGCCGGTCCAATGGGTCGAAAAATCCTTCGACTACGGCAACTCTTGGGGTATCAGCGTCGGCGCCATCTTCGGCGTGATCAAGCCATTGTTCAATGCGTTGGATTATGGTGTGGTCACAATGTTTGCCGCCGGTACAACTGCGAGTACGGCCTAATAGCTGTTAAAAAATGAGGTGTAGAGGGGAAAGGGAATTGTCTAATAATAGGGCAGGCGTTCTTTACCGGCGCGCAGAGTTCCACTTCCCTCTCCCGAAATAACAGGAGGATACAATGGGTTTTTCCGAGAATCTTCGCAAACAAGGGTTTTATCAGAAAGGGCTTTTTGACATCATCAATTCGTTGGTGACGAATTTCAATGGTGTCTTGACCAAGCTCGACGCTGATGGGACCGTCAACGATACGAATTATAATGCGTTGCTTGCGATCTCGACTCCGACTATTGGATCGACTTTCTGGAAGAATGTCCAGCCCAACGGCATGATCCTCGGTGATGTCGTTAAATTGCTTAAGCAGTTAAGGACGAATTTCAATGCGCTGATCGATAAGTTGGCCGCTGATTCCGGGGTGAACGGTACGACCGTTTACACCAATCAGAAGCTTTCCAATTCGCAGTATCTCGTTGAAGTCCCCAATGCGAAAGTGAAGATTTTGGGCGCGGATCAAGGCGCTATCGTCGATTTTCTGGATATATTCATTTCCAGCTATGAAGCGGTATTGATCCAGCTTGACGCGGATACCGGTGTTTCGGATACGGACTTTTGGTCACTTTGGCAAGTCACGGATGTCGTTGAGGCGTCCAGCTCCAGCTCGTCATGCCGAAGCTCGTCCAGCAGCTCCAGCTCCAGTTCCTCATCGTGCCGGTCAAGTTCATCCAGTTCGTCGTCCAGCCGATCGTCCTCCAGCTCAAGCTCTTCGTCTTGCAGCTCGAGTTCATCGTCTTCAAGCCGGTCCAGTTCCAGCAGCTCAAGCTGTTCATCCAGCAGCTCCCGGAGCTCATCGTCTTCGAGTAGTCGATGTTCGTCATCGTCTTCGAGCTCTTCCGTTTCGTCCTCGAGTTCGTCCTCGTCCTCATGCCGATCGAGCAGCAGCTCAAGCTCCTCGTCCTCATGCCGATCGAGTTCAAGCTCAAGTTCGTCTCGGTCCAGTTCAAGCTCGTCCAGCTCTTCATCGAGCCGGTCGAGTTCAAGCAGCTCAAGCTCTTCGAGTTGTCGGTCTTCCTCGAGCAGTTCGTCATGCTCGTCGTCCAGCTCCTCATCGAGCCGGTCGAGTAGCAGTTCGTCGTCATGCAGTTCCTCTTCGTCAAGTTCACGCTCTTCGAGTTCCTCTTCGTCGAGCTCACAGGCAATTTCTTAAGGAGGTAATCGATGGGAAGAATACAGGGATTGACAGATACTCCCCAAGTTCTGACCGCTGATGAGCTCC